GCATTTCCGATATTTACTGATCCTAGTCCCATAATTATGTAGTAGTTAAAATGTTTACTCCGAACGAATAGCTCGGATATGTATTGACCGATATTTTATTCATCCCCTCCAGCCTCTCGACTCGGTCTATTTCGAGTGCAAGGGTTTCTTCTGCCATTTGTTCCTGTTGGATCGCCTTTTCCAACTGGCCGTCTGATTTGTACCAGTCTGCAATTGTGGCTAAAAGTAAATACCTCTCCAAGAATCTTGGGAGGTCGGGATCTCCCGTCTCTCCATAGCTTGAGGGAGTTACCTGGTTTCCCATTACGAACACTGAAGATTGGGACGAATTGGCGGGTAAAACTAAGTACCCATTGATTAAATTGTAATCCAACTTGAATGCTGTCCTGTCTGATAATGGATTCTTATCGAAGACCGAAAATACATCCATTAGATTTGCATCGTTGTCGATTTGCACGGCTTTGTCTGCCACGATTGGCGAGGTAACGGCGGCAACAGTCTTCTCCACTACTGTCATTAGCTCGGGCCATTGTGCGCGGGTCCATGCTCCCTTAACTCGGTCGTTTAACGAGTTTTTGAATGCTGTTTCTTCTACCGATAATAAAGTATCCACCCCGATGGCCGAGGTGAATCGATTCTTTAATTCAGTGTAGGTTATGGTCCGCATCTAGCTTCCGATTACCGTTTCAGGATTGGCTTTTGCGAAGTCCCGGCGATATTCTGAATCAGACATCGAGCCAGGTGATTGAATCTCATGTCTCAAAAAGGTAGTCGCATCGATTGCAGAAACTAAGCGAAAGTCTTTCCCTCCCCCAAGTTTCTCGGCATTCTTTCGGGCGGCGATTGCTCGCTTACCATACCCAGCTTTTTCCCGCTCGGCATCCCGTTCAACTTTTTTCGATAAGTAGTGGGCCATCTCTTCGCCCGACATTCCACCACTTCTCTTCCCGCCTTTTACTATGATGTTTAAACTCATATTTTAAAAAGAAAAGGGAGGCCGGCCACTATCCAACCGGCCTCCCCAAATAACACTAATAAACCAACTTAAACCTAAACTATTGAGCCAAGTGCGCGTGGATTTCCCACCCTCAAAGTCAACATCGCTTCAGAGAAGGCCCGTTTCCCAGCACCGTTATCAGGGAGATCCTGAACTGTGATACCTTCAAGGAACTTCAAGGAAACCGTGTCATCACTTGGGAGGATGTATCCACGATCTGTGTTTACTGTACCCTCAACGGTGTCAGTTCCACTTGCAGCGCCATCCACACGACCCAAAAATAAATCAGGGATGATATTAATTTGTCCGTAATCGGAAATGTAAGTCAGAATTGAACGAACTAAGACCTTACCGCTAACATCCTGGTCGAAACTAAAGTTTCCGTTTGCTGTTGTTGAACGGGTATAATCTGTTATCTGATTCATCACGGCTGGGCCAGCAAAAAGGTTCAGATTTCCTTTAGAACCGGAAGCAGTGTAAACAGCTTGAAGAAGCCCACGAAAAGCAGATTCAGTTAGGGATGCAAGACTTACGCGAGAACCACTTACTGCACGAAATGCTTGTTTAGCACCTGTATCGAAAGTATTTCCGGTCGCACTCGGATCACTCCAAATCCCGAGCCCACAGAGCTTCGCCGCGGCAGAACTTGAACCAACATTCTGATCATTACCCGATCCGATTGCTGTCTCGATTGAACGCTTTAACTGCAAAAGACTTTTTGCTTTGGAAGCGGCGAAGAGTGATCCACCAGGAGCGACATCTACCATTTCTGACTGCCGACTGGTTGCAAACGCATCGCGGATTGTCTGTACCCTATTCCCGAGTCTAGCTCTTGAGTCAATTAAGTTTTGAAAGTTTGATCCACCAGCCGAAAGTGTTAAATCAACACCATCGATTGTTCCTCCGATCTCGGGGCTTGCGAGGCTATCGACTAACCACTCATTCAAAGTTGCCTTGGGTGCGGCAGACTGTGAAAGCGTAGAAAATAGGGGCGTTTCGGTGGGCTCCACAGTGCGGAGAACATTTTCCAGATTGGTTTGTGCGCCTTTGTCGGCGGTCACATTATATGAAGTTGCGAGAGACATTTTAGTAATTCCTTGTTTTAAGATTTTTAAATTTTTTTAGTCCGCAAGAAATGCGGCGAGATCGTTGACCGAGAGATTTTTACGCTCCAAAATCTTCTGTTTATTTGCAGTCTTTCGAGTGGCCGAGGTTTGTACCGGTGGGGATGAGTCACCCATCGATGAAGGAGGTGCTTTGGCTACCCTTTTGGCTTTCGGCTTGGCCGTCTTGGCCGCCTGGTCTTGCTTAATTGCTTCAACTCCTCGAACGAGTGTTGCGGCAACGAAATCGCCATTAGGTAAGGATTTGAGAATGTCTGCATACTGACTTTTGATCTGACCTAAAACGGATCTCCGTTCTTCGGCGATGTCGGTATCAACTGTTTCTGAAATCCACGGATGAGTGTTGATCGTATCTTGTTGCCATTGAGCCGCTGACTGGAGATATTGCGCCCTTTCGGGGATTTTCTCCGTTAGATAATCTTCTGCCTGAGTGAGAATATTTCTGATATCTTCATCAGCAAATTCTTTCCCATCGGCTTCGACATAATCTTTCCCAATGTGCTGTAAAGCCCATTTCTTGGCGGCTAAAGCTTCCTTCCGAAGAGTTTCCAATGACTGAAAGTCCTGGACTTCTTCCAAAGCGGGCTGACTGGATTCCGATTGCTTCTGCGGATTAGTCTTTAATGATTCGATTTGGGCTTGTAATGCTTCGGCTGTTTCTTCGGCTGACTTGGCTCGGGCGGTCAGTTTATTAACCTGTTTGAGCAGTTTACCGACAGCTTTGGGCGGTTCAGCTTCTTCCGATTCTGACTCCTCCTCTTCGGCTATCTCTTCCGTTTCCTCCTCCTCTGATTCCTCAGATTCGGTTGACTGTAAAAGAACATCTTGATCCTGGTCGGTTTCTGCGTCTGCGGTTGTTGTCTCGGGACCAGCTTCCGCTTCAGATTCCTCTTTCGCTTCACTCTCCTCAACTTTGTCAACGAACGATGCCGTTAACTCCTCAAGGGTCGTAATGCTTTGCGTGTTTGTTTCTGCTCCCGTGGATTCAGCCGGAGCCTCGCTTAATTCTGTATCTGCCATATTTTCTCTGCGTTTGGAAAGTTCGCACTCTTGCGTTTTCTGCGGACCGAAATGGTTCGCCATTTCCAATTATGACAGGGGGGCGGATAAAATTTTCAGGGAGTTTTAAATATGTCCCAATTCTCCCGATATTTTTCGTGCTTGGCTTTGGAATTGGGGTTGTGCGGATACACCGCAACAGTCAACGCTCCATCAATCGCCATGCATGGAACTAAATACCAGGTGTTAATGTCGGCACAAAATATAGCCACTATATCGACTTTCGTGCAGTCTAGGGCTTGTTTCACTGTCCGTCCAGTGGTGGTGGAAAATTTATATCTTTGGCATCCGTTTTTTCTCTCCGAAATACTCGACTTTTCAGACCCTTTGATTTGAACATTAAATTTTTTACCCGCCGAATTTACGATGATGCAGTCAACCGGTAAATAATCTCCGAGGGGTATGAAAACTTCTAAGCCGTTCTTTAAGGCTTCAGTGAAAAAAGTCTGCTCGTAAATATAACCTTTACGCTTCGTGTTCTTCGTCATCATCGAGGCTTATGTCGCATTCAAAGTCGACCACCTCTTCATCCATCCATTCCTCTATGTCCGACAAAACGATCTTCGCCATGTCGGTGTCCTCGATGTCGCTCTCTTCGAGCCAGCGATTCAGCAATGCCCGATGTTCGTTTTTAAACTGCTGGTGGGGTGTCAGTTTCGGCATTTTCCAAGCTTTCAATTATTCGGGATAACCCAGCAATTTCACCACTTAGTCGGGCGAGTTTTTGCGGATTATCGACATGAGTGTAGTCCTGAAAATCGACCAGGCACATATCCCGCTGTTCTTTAATAAAATCTTTTATTACGAGCCATTCGGTTTGTTCACCAAGGCCATTTATTGCATCTCCTAGTGTCATTTTTTCTTTTTCTTTCTTACGATGGTTTTTACATTAGTTGGTTTACCGCCAACCCCCTGAGCCTTGGATCTCTTTCGGCGGATAGCTGATGCTTTTTGTGCTTTGGTCATTGTGGCCGCCTTGGCTTTGGGTACGCATTTCGGATAGCCCTTTTTCTTTGTGCTGGCTTTCTTCCGCCCACAGCTTGGATGCCCACCGCCCTTTTTCTTTCGGCCGATGTCCACCCACTCCTCGTTGAACCAGTCTTTGAGACTCATTTATATTTACCGCCTCTTTTCTTGTAAGTCTTTACCAACCATGCATTCGCATAAGCTGATGGGTAAACATCAAACTTCCGTTTGGCTTCGGACTTCACCCGAGAGTAAAGTGTGCTGTTTGTCGGTGTCGGTCTTTTCTTTTTTGCTACCATTTTACTTTATTAGCCCAGTAGGCCGCTGATGTTTTTCCCTTGGCAATATTCTTCCCATGACGAGCTTTGAAACTTGCCCGCTTTTTCTTCATTGCCGAACTCTCACCTTTCTTCGGCTTGCCCGCAGTCTTCGCACCTTGTTGGCCGAAACGAATCATTTTATCCTTTCCATCGTCTTTAACTAAAACCACATGAGATTTAGTCGGATGGTTTGGGGTCCGCTTCGGTTTTGAATATCCGGCGAAAGTAATCCCTCGGTAAACCTTACTCACTTTTTCTTCTTGAGCATTTTTTTCTTAGCGGGAGACATTTTCTTCCGACCCATTGCTTTAGCTTTTTTAGACGGCCTTCCGACCTTCGATCCGTATGTTCCTTTTCCGTATGCCATAATATATTTCCTTTTAATTAAGCGGCTACTGATGTGCCAGGTACATTGCCGGGAGCTGTACCGAGTTGGCCAATTAGTGCGTTCTTTTGTTGCATTTGCATCATTTCGAGTTGCCCAGCATATGTCTGAAGCCTCTTGGCAAAGTTCTCGTCCTCTTGCATACGCTGTTGAACATCTTGAGCCGGTATTTCGGGAGTACCTTCAAGGAACTCTCGAAGCTTTTGTAGACGAAGTTGAGAATTTACACCTTGTTGAGGTACATTGACCACTTGTCCCGATGAAATCTTGGCAATGTCGGCTGAAGTTTCTTGGATCTCCTTGTCAGTTGCCTCTTCAACTGGTGCGATTAATTGACCGGCAAGATTAGGATCAATAGCCTCTAGCACTTTACGAAGGTATACATCGAAACGGGCTTGCCCAGATCGGTCATACTGAGACATTAATTTACCAACTGTATCCAATTTCTGAAGAACCTTCTCTTCGTCCTGGTTCATGCTGTTCCATGTAATATTAAAATCATAAACCTCGGCAGTTTCATCCAGCATGAGCATTGCACCCTGTTCATTATTGGTGACTCTGAACCATATCTGTGGTCCGCCATAAGTCCTGTCTAGACACCATACCCGATTTAAAATCTGTTTAAACCCATTAAGCCACTGATTGACCAAGTGCTGTCTGATGCTGTTTGCCTCAACTGCGTCTTCGGCTGATGTTGCTCGACCGGTTATCTTGTTGGCGAGTTGTCTTAACTGCATCTCCACCTCCATCGAGGCGGGGGAGTAGCGGGGGATCTCAACGAATCCAAACTCTCCCCTTCTGCGAACTGGAATCTGCGCACCCGGCCCGATCCGTTCGGGCTTACGGCCAACGACATATTCTGCGGCTGGCATTGTGCTCATTGAGGCACGGTCACGCCGACTATCGAGTTCTGTTTTCACGGCCTGTTGGTAAGACTTTAAAAGCTCGGGATATCCTCGGGAATCAAGTAGGCGGTGATTTAAGTTCTCACGAGTAATACAGACAAATGGATAACGACCTTCATCGTATTCCATCGGACTATGAAATCCATGCCCTTCCGCCTCATCTGCCCAACAGGTAATCGTGCAAATAGGTACATCGTCTTCATCCAATTCCTTACGATAAGTTGTAATTACTCGAACCATGCCTTCGTAATCCTGTGTGCCGTAAAAATTGCCGGTATCGTAGGACATTAAATCAGAACTGTAACTCTCATCCGCATAAAAACCTTTCGAGTTTTCGAGGACTTCTTCGATCCACTTCTTATCCCATCCCTCATTGACCTTCTGCATGAGGGCTTCGGGGCTGTAATAATGGATGCAATGAATTGACCTAGCAGACTCTAAATCAATTACATTGGAATCGATGATTATTTCCCGTCCTAATTCATAAGCCTTAATGGCCGGACGATTTACAACAGCTTTCTCAGTCGGGACTTTGGAAACTCCTTTGCTCCGAAGTTCATTTATCATCTTCCGAACTCTTCGCTTTTTAAGGTTCGGGAATAGCGGGAATAACATCTCCTCGACTCCCTCTTTCATCTCGGGATCTTGGATCGCCATTGCCAGTTCGGGACTCATTTGGGCAATCTCTTCGAGTGATATATCCTTAAATACTCGAGTGGTTTCCCTTTTCCAATATGTTCCGAAAAAGGTGATTCCATTCTGTAATAAATAGTTCGCTCCAATAGCGGCCTCCCTCGGGATTTCCGTCATTGAGTTCATCCGCCATTTCAAAAACTCGCTTACCATCTTGGCACTGCCAATGTCGGAACTCTCTACGGGAGCGGCTACGAGGTTGGCCTGACTAAGCGATTGAGAAAGGAGGGCTACATCTCCATCGATCAATGGGTTAACCAAGTTTGGCTCAAGATCACTGGCTCCGTCCCAAGGAAATGCTTCCGGTCCGTTCTTCTTTCCGCTTTCATCCTTACCCGCCCATTCGTTAAATCGACACTCCCTACCCTGTTCCGCTTTATCCATCCAAAAGGAGAGATCCGCTTTCGCATCTTCAAACTCCTTTTTTATGGCATCTACATCCGGCCCTTTTTCGCTAAATTCCTGTATTTCCATTTTCAACCCCACATTCTAACATTATTTTTTTAAGTTTTTTCAGTGCCTCTTTTTCTACCCGATGGATAGTTACAAGTGGCACTCCAATAAATTCGCTAATCTCCTTCAGCGTGAAATTGTTCGGCTCACGCCCAGCCTCAAATGCCGCCAAGCCCTCCTCCACCACCATTTCCTGTAACATGGCATCAATCCGCTTGTCCGTCTGATCATGCGATTCGATACAGATCATCGTCTCCTTCGACTCGCTTGACATAAACTTCCGATTTGGGAGGGTGATTGGCCTCGGGCCGCTTAACGCACCTAGCAATGCCTTCCCGATCATCAAAATGGATAAGCATAAGGCGGGGATTGGGGACGAGTTTAAGCACCCTCGCCTTTTCTATCTGTTTTGCCGGTGGAGCGGGTAAAGCCACTTCACCATCCGAATCCTCAACCCATATCCCCCGACAGGTCGAACGAGGGATGCCTAATTGCTTACTAATCTTCGGCCAACTCATTCCAGTCTTTCGCAAAACTACCACCTGGTCCCTCTGCATTTTAGTCCACTTCTTAACTTTTCCCATAATTAATATCCTCCTCCGCCTGTTGCGATTAATTCGTCCTCGTCAAAATACTCGAAATTTCCAATGGAAAAATACCTGGCTAAATCGACAAAATCCTTACTCGGATTCTTCAAATCTCCAGGCTGATATGCTTGCATACAACTTATTAGATTTTGACATTCATCGCTGAACATCAATTTAGGCTTATTATCCAAATCCATCGGTTTATCCCGATCCCATGCGAGTAAATTATTGATTGCCTGAAGACCGGTTTCGATGTCGAGTGCTTCCGCCGGTTGAACGATGATATCTTCATCCGCTAAATCATCGATTATGTTGGAAGATCCTTCCGCTTTCTGATAACTCGCCGCTCCCAACCTCGGGTCGATTATGCGGATGACCTCCTTATCCCCGCATATCTTCTCCATTCGTCTGATTTCATCGGCATAATCCTTTAATCCGTACCCGTTTGGTTGGGCGGCCTCGCCGGCGGATAATTTGTCCTTGGTTAAGTCAATCCACCCTCCCCAGGTGTCGAAGTCAGGAAATTCCTTAACTGCCCAGGCTACCCCGTGAGGATCGATTGCAAAGAGGACCATTGTCCACGGCTTTGCTCCCGCCGGATCGATGGATAATACCCAATTGGCTTCCGAGAAATCGGGGAGATTTTCAGGGGATACGAAGTTGCGGTCCGAGAGCGACGGGAAAATGGCCCTAGACTGCCTCACAGGGACTCCATAGGCCCGACAGAGAATCGTTTCCCTCTTCTCTCCCTCCAATTGATTCTTCATCGCCGCCCAACCTCCAAAGGGGTTCGCCGCCGTATGAAAATATACCACAGAACTGGCTTTGCGGATGGGTTGCTGGACGAGGGGGACTTCTTCGCCGTCCAGGAGATCCGCTTTTGCCGATTCGACTGTTCTTGCTCCTGTGAGCATACTCTTTACGACCGAGTTCCATCCGTCAACGGCGGTGAAGGATATTATGCCGGTTGCTGGCCTAACAACTCCATCATAATTGCTCGCATGAGATCGGGTAATATTGCGGTAGCGAAGTGTATTTACCCAACTCATTGGCACCAATTCGTCCGCCCAAAATCCGATGTTATGTGTCTGATTGACAGGGGGTTGCGGAGATCCGATTTCTCCTCCTTCTATGGTCGAAATGTCCTGTTGCCAAAATCTGAAAATACATTCAGAGCGGTTAGGCAAAGTAAACTTTGAGGCGGTAAATCCATTACGAAGGCTGTACATGACATACCCGATTTTTCCTCTACCCAAGGATTTAAATTCTTTAGGTAAATACTTAAATATTAGTTTCTGCTGAAATTGTATGCTGTTGGCCGAGGTTTCCGTTAAGCACCATATGATCGTGCCGGGGTTTTCAACGAGTGACTGGACCACCCGCTTGGCCGCCCATTCCGATTTGCCAGCTCGGTTGCCTCCCATAACGAGGATCTCGGAGTGAGTCTTTAACTGCTCATCCGCTAATTTCCAAGTATCCAGTTCAAAGCCGTGCCGATATGGATCTTCCTTTTCGAGCTTGATCGCTTCCTCTCTTTTCTCCCAGTATGCGAGGATTGATTCGGGGGACATGGACAGCATCTCCGATTTTGTCAGAGGCGGGAGAGCGGGGTGCGGTGTCCAAGAAAGTGGCATAGTTCGATTTTAGCAGACTGGAGGGCGAGTGGTACGCAATTGGTGGAAATTTTTTTATGGGCTACAATCGGTCTCGGTGACCGGCGGGCCGCCAAATCCGACCCCCCTCCCCCCCTGTTGGGGTTAACCGATTAAATTACACAACTTGCACAATCCTAGAGCATTTACATAAAGCACTATTAATCAGTGGTTTAATATTTACACCAATTTCGTAGAATAATGATTATGTCTAATTGTCCTTGCCAAAATGCTTATTGATAATTCATTATCAATTGCTTGCACCGATAGAAATGCCTACCGAAAAAAAGAGGATAACGATTGAAGCTGATAACCTTCCGGCGAACCTGACAGTCGAGGAGTCTTGTCCCTCGGTCTACACCGCTCAAGGGCTATTCGATAAGAGACCAGGTGACTATGCAAAGGTAGTGCAAATGCTTACGGATGGAATACCGGTAAGCCGGATCAAGAAAGAACTGAAGGTATCCCACAACACTATCGCTGTAGTTCGGTCCCGAGAGAAAGAGGTGATTGATGCATCGAAGAAAGTAATGAGAGGTTTGATCGGCCATGCTTCACAGCTTGCCGTTGAAAAGATGATTGAGAAGCTGGACAACGATGAAATACCGAACGGAGTCTTACCCATCGCTACCGGCATCCTAATCGACAAGCATCGCCAATATGAAGGTGAACCTACTCAGACTATCGAAGTAAAGAAATCTCTGAGCCTCGATGAGATCCGAGCCGAGCTGGCGAACCTGAAGGATGAAAAAGTAGTTGAGGCTGAGGTTACTGATGTTGAATCGTAATTTTTTTCGTTTCCTAGCTCGTTAATTATTAGCCACTTACAACATTATTAAAAATAAATGTAAAATATATCTTGCTTTTATGTACAGGTAAGCTAGGTTAAAGGTATGGACAACAATGCTACACAAATTTCACTTACCATCCAATATGGAGTCACTGACGAAGTTAATGGAATTAATGACTCAGATGAGTTTTCATACTCTTTTGATAAGTTTCCAACTTACCGAGAAGTTCTTGAAGCATTTTGCACGGGCACAGGATGGGCATTGGAAGAAAATCGAGATGGAGTTTCATTTTATTTCTTTGCCTCGACTGACGATAACAACTCACTCGATTGCGATCACGAGTGGTAAACCAACCAACTAAGGAGACCAACCACATGAAAGAATTTAATAAAAAGGAAGCTAGAGAATACACGAAGTTGAGAGGTGCTAATACTAAGTTTTGGGTAAACAGAAAAGATTTCCTTAAACCACATTACTACACCCTTAAAAAAACTGAAAATACTATTAAGTCTAGTTTACTTTCTAAGAACACTTGCATTTTTAAATTTCACAAAAACTAAGGAGACCAACCACATGAACATAACTATCAGAAAATTCCACGACACCGCAAAAAGAAATGTGTGGTGCTTCCAAGATGAGAATAGCGAAATCATTAATTCAAAAGGTGAAATAAATCTTTATAATGGTGGATGGTCACGGAGAGCAGAGGCTAAAATCGTTGCAAAACGATTATTGAGGGAGGGTAAATTCACCTCAGTTCGATACGAGTATATCGGCAAGGATTCGGATGGCATACGAACTATAAAATCTAAAGAACTAAAAGCATAAGGAGACCAACCACATGAGCAAATCCACATCTAAAGACTATCAGCTTAATGTTAACCTATTCACCGCACTTCTCGATGGTACATTTGAGAAGGTTGTGAAGCAGAAGAAAGTTAAAAAGGTAAAGAAATGAACGATGATAATTATTACACCTGTCCGATCTGCCAACTAGTCTGTCATATCGATGACACAGAGGCTTGTACTTGCTTTCATACCGAAAAGGATATTGAAAATGAACTTTAACCACTCATTTGTTCCCCTCAAGCTCGCTGAAGCCCAGGCATTTGTGGCCGAGCATCATCGGCACTCCAAACCTTTAAAGCGACATCGGTTCAGCATCGGAGTAAAAACCGAATTAGGTATCAAAGGTATAGCCACAGTCGATAACTGCTCCAGTTCTTGGGCTAACCGGCATGACCACATGGAGATCCGAAGAGTCTGCACCGATGGAACTAAGAACCTGGCATCCTTTTTACTCGGTAAAGCATCGACGGCCTGTTTCTGCATGGGGGCTAAGGTCGTATTTACCTACACAAAGCCCTATGAGGCTTGCAGTAGCCTTCTAGCAGATAATTGGGACATTGATGGGGTTAGCCACAGGAAAGGCCATATGCCTCTTATTAGATGGATGAAAGAATCTCCTTGGGAGAAAAAGATTGATGGAGTTGTTTGGAATATGGAAACCGGTGAGCGAGTTCCAAGGGACCAGCATCGGAAAAATAAAACCAACCGAATGCTTAAAACTTTACGAGCATGGCAAGAAAAGTATAAGGATGCCGCATGACCGATAAAAAACAATGGGGTGGAAAACGCCCAAACCAAACCGGCCGACCTCCGAACCGCAAAGGAGTTAAACGAGTTCAATTTCATTGCATGGTTGATCCAGCTACCAGGGATCAGATTAAGCATATCTCTGAGCAGAAGAAATTATCTGCCGGACAAATCATTGACGAGTGGGCTGAAGGTAGTAAGACAGAATAGCCTCTTAAAGCCCCATACAGGACGCTGAGAGCGTTTTTACCCTCCAACCTATATAATCTACCACGCTAGGGTATAAGACCGCCAATCCCGCCATTCCTTGGAATGCCCGATTTGCTGTGATTGCGAGTGGGATACTTTCGTACCTACTTACGGGGATAACATTTTGAGCGAGTGGTTGGTTAGGCGAGTGGATCTGTTTTAATCCTCTTTTCGAGTGAGCTTGTAGGCTGGCAATGTAGTCCACCTGGTACGGCCGCCTAAAGCGGTTGGCGGACTGGTGCGTAAGCTTTAGCTTTTGGGCCGGCTTACGGGCCAAAGCATTAGTCCGAAGGAGGACTACTAACAGCCTGTATTTTTTCATGTTGGAGAGTGGGCCGAAATTAATATTATATATATATATATATATAGGGTTCGGCTCACTATTATTGATTCAGCTAAATCGTTGACCTATTCACCTTTTAGATTTAATCGCAAAGAGTAGGTAGTTTGATTGCTCGGACCGCCCTTTTCGATGTCAATTTTGTCCTTAATTTCGGACAGAATCTTGGCAAAAATGTGTTTATCTATTCGATTATTTGTTTGCTCTTTCAGGAGGGCAATTGCTCGCTCTCTTCCGATAATCGGCTTATCTTTTAACAGCTCTAGGAACTTATCGGATAAGGCCTCATTAATCTTTTTTTGGGTTGATGATGCTTGACCTGGCTTTCTAAACTTGGCCTCAAGTTCGGGCTTATGTTGGAAGAGGGGGAAGGTTTCTGAGGAGAATTCGAGGACCTTTGGAGGTGAGAATGGACAGTTTCGGGAGGTTGTTTCGAGGACTAGGTGTTCCTCTTCTTCGTGGGAGGTGAGGGTGAGGATAGCATCGGGATCTCTTGCGAATACCCCTGAACCACTCGCTCGGTCGATATGGTCGGTTTCTGACTTATTTCCTTTTGAGAAGTGGTGGGCAAAAACTATGGCGGCACCGGTTTCCTCGGAGAAATCCTCGATTAGGTTTACAATTTCGCCTACTGCCTTGGCATCGTTTTCGTCTATACCGGTGGCCAGCTTGTAGTATGGATCGAGGATAATTAGGTCGTAGTTCCTCTTTTCCACTCGGATCTTGGTTAGGAGATCCAACAATTCTGTTCGGTGACCGCGAAGTGGCCAATAGTCGAGGTGATGGTTGGGCTTAATCTCTCCCTTAAACATCGCCTTGGCTACTCGCTTTATCCTGTCTGTACCGAAGTATTTCTTTAGCTCGAAGTCTAGATACAATACCTTACTCTGCTTAACCGGCATCCCCAGCCACGGCATCCCATTGGATGCGGCGATGGCCAAGTTAATGAGTGACCAAGTCTTACCGGCTTTCGAGGACCCCGAGATAATCATCTTGCATCCCTCATGCAGACATCCCTCGATAATCTCCTCTAGCTCATTGGCGGGGTTTGTGGCGAACTCCATGCACTGACCGAATGACATGATATCGGGGAGTGGTTTTGGATCGTCATTCCTCACCTCAATGGATCGGTTTGGCATATTGGTGACAGTTGGGGAGTCGAGCATATATTCCAGTTCTACCGCTTTAAGCTGTGCTTTGTGATATGGGTCATTTTCAGGTCTCATTGTCTTTTATGTTATTTTTGATTAATGTTAAAATTATTTGGGGCTTTAAA